CGTATGCAGCTAAGATATTCCTCGTACCATCAGACGGTAAGGCCGAGTTCCTGCAGCGTCAGGATGCTTCTAATGCCTATAAGTCACAACTAGACGAATTGAAGCGTAAGATTTACGAGCAGTCGATGGTTGTTAAAGCTCCGGAACTGAAATCGGGTGACACGCCTGCAGCAGCTATCAAGCTGTTGTACTCTGACTCTTACAACAAGGCTATGAACGAAACACAGGAATTTGATGAGGTTATCGACAAGATGGTTGACATCTTCTCATGGGGTGCCGGTATCGAATTCGAGACACGACTCAAGTTCATCAACCTGCCTCTCTCTCATTTCTGTATTCCATTCATTCCTATCTCTGAGGGTGAGCTGGCCACAATCCTGGCAACTGGTGTTCAGAACGGTTTCTGTTCTAAGCAGACAGCAAGCGAGAAATTCACATACGCTACTCCTCAGGAGTGGAGCCGACTTTTGGCTGAGAAGCATGATGAGCAGATGCACGACCTGTTGCTGCAAGATCAGAAACTTGAGATTCAGGCTGACCATCAGATTGAGGTTGCTGAGGCTCAGGCTGAAATCAACGCAAATATGCAACAGCTTTCAATTTCTACCTCTTCATCTTCTAGCAGTAGCTCATCAGATAAAGCTCCGAAGGCTAGAATCAAAAAGGGCAGTGGTAGCAGCGGAGGTAAAAGAGGCAGACCTGCAACTATCTTTGCACAGTGGGACGAAAATCGAAACAAAATTGATCCCGTATCGGGCAAACCTTATTCGCACTGGGATGGTGATGGTAAAAGCTGATTCTTAATTTATGGCAGACAATATAAAGATTCAACTCCAGGACATCTACGAGCCTGTTACAACAAGCGACGTTAACAAGGCTAAGAAATACGTGCTACGACGTGAACAGGCCGCTAACGCGCTGGCAATGCTCGTAGATGCCCTTCTTGACGATGCCGCAGGGGAGATAACCCGTATCTGCTACAAGTATGGCGTTAACCATACGGCATTCACGATATCGAGTAGCTATAACGAGAAGATGATGGAAGAGGTGGCCGAGGTCATGGACAAGCTCGAAGAGGATATTCTCGAACTCATTGGCGACTATTCCACCATCTGTACTACTGACAAAGAGAAGAAACGCCTGTTGCTCTTATGGGTTCTCGCCTTGGGAAAGAACAACCAGGGCCTGCAGCAGACAATCCATCAGCGACTCAGGATGTTCCTCCGTGACTTGGAGGCTATGATAGCCGCAGCAAAGACGGCCAAGTTCGACGTTACCAAGGCCGTGACTATCATCAAGGGTAATATCCGTACAGCCTATCAGATGCCGGGTATGCTGGAAGCATTCGCAAAGGCTTCGCTGTATGAAGCCGAGTATATCCGCTCACGAGGCGTGAAGCACGGGTATAGAGGTAGCTCCAACTCCGAGGCCAATAACATAATTCGTATGGCCAAGACAACGCTGCAGATGGCGTGGATGCATCAGCAGAGACAGAACTATGAAGACCAAGGAGCGGCAGGATTCATTTGCCTCAGAGGTTCCACATTCCCTTGTCAGATATGTGATGATGTTTGTGGAAAGTTTTATCCAATAGACAGTCAGATGCCATTACCCGTGCATCCAAATTGTGCCTGCTATGCTGTTCCTGTATTCGAGAAAGATATTGAAAAATTAACACTTTAGAACTATGGATTTATCATCATCAAAAAAAAATGAAGCAAAAAAACTTGGTGTTACATTAAACAACCTTATCATGGCAGATTTGATGTCCTTGGGCTACACCGAGAACGATGCCTACATCGTGGCCTATCCTGAGGACGCGGCCCTGAGTGTACAGATGCAGCAGGCGAACAAGAGGAAGATTACATCTAAGATTACCTTCCAGGAACTCTGTGAGCAACGCCGTGTCACAAACGCTCAGACGTTGGAGTTCTCTGGTAACATCGAGGAGATTGACCTTATCGACAACGAGACGACGGCCAAGGAAATCCTGAAAATCGCCCGTCGTATGCCTGAAGGCTCTAAGGAGCGTGGTGAGATGTTCATGAAATACGCTGACCTCACACGTAAGAACGACGCGGCGACGGAGGAGGCCATGGATGCCATGCAGTTCTATTTCCCCGTCAAGTGTAACCAATGCCCGCTGCTCGACGCTTACAACGCCCACATGAGGCAGAAGAAAGGACAGGAGCTGAGGCCCGTGGAGATGGAGGCGGTCATCAACGAGGCCGTACCTATCATGGAGAAGGCAAGAAAAAAGGCGGGGACTTGAAATCCTCGCCTTCTCTTTTACTTCTTCAGCCCGAACAGGCTTGTGATGACATCGAATATCTTAGCCACCGCAGGCCAGTCATAGAAGCCGTTGGCAGCACCGCCGACAATCAAGCCACAGACACCGCCGAGGACGTAGTTCCATACTGTAGGCAGACCAAAGTCAAGGCCGTTGAAGGCCACGAAGCCAAGTCCGGCGAGAATGGCTACCACCCAGGAGATAGCATGTACGATGTTCTTGTTCTCGATCTTGAACGCGCCGTGGATAGCGGCTGTGATGGCCTGAGTGCCAACAAGGATTGAAGGAACGGCGATAGCCATCTGCTTCAAAAGTTCTACTACTGTTACTTCCATTGTATAAAACTTAAAATTTAACAATTACAACGTATCTGGTTGTTATAATTTGACTATATCAGTTTTTAGAGCCTTCTTCTGTTAAAACGCCCATGGCCTGTTCGGCTATCTCGTCCTGTTCCAGCTGCTTCTCGGCCTCTTCCTCCTTGGCCCAGCGTTCAGCCTGCTGACGCTCGTACTCCTCGATATAGGCGGTCTTCTTACGCTCTATCAGCTCATATAGCTGCTTGCGGTACTCCACCATCTTACCGATATGCTCGTCAGCGACCTTCTTCTCGACACCGAGGCTCTTCATGTTCTCCTTCATACGCTTCACCATCTCCTTCTCAGGCAGGAGGTTGTAAGGGAACGTCATCATCTCGGTGAGGAAGAACAGCGCGTCATGCAGGGCAGGAGAGGGAGTGAGGCAGATGTTCAGGAAATTCGTGAACACCATGCCCAAAATGTTGTCGCGGAGGTTCTCTTCGAAGGTAGCATACTGGGCGAGGACGAAACCGTACATCCCGCTCGTGGAAGGGATGCGTGTCATCCATGAGCCGTCGAGGTTGGAGACATGGAGACAATCGACGGATGTCTTCTCCTTTCCGCTGGCCACGACGTACTTACTGCGCCATACCTTGAAGTTGCCGACCCTCACGGCCTTGTTATAAGGAATCTCAAGCGGATTATCCTTCGTAAGCTTCTTCTTCGTCATACGCTACTTCTTCTTTGGCCGTCCACCCTTGCCCTTCCTGGCAGCGGGCTTCGCGTGTTGTTCTACTTTCACCTCTTCCTCCACCTGAGGCGTAGGCTCTGTCACGACGGGAGCATCCACAACGGGAGCATTTTCCGTGACAGATGGTTCATTCACTACCTGCTCAAGGGCTACTGTACCGGCAGGGGTCTCGGTAGCGGCCTTGATGAATTTTGCGCCGTAGTCGGTACTCTGTACCTCAGGATGTGGCGCATACGGTCTTTTCTGTTGTCTTATACCCATAATATCATAAAAGTTTTGTGTTAATACTCATCTTCATCTTCATCATCATCAATCGTCACGTCAATGATGGTAAGAGGCCCGGAATGGCTCACGCCCATCTCATCGACGAAGAGCGTAGGATGGATGACGGCAGCCGTGACGGCAACATCCTCATCGACCTCGTTCTTCTTCAGCCATTCAGAGACGGCACGACCGATATTCTTAGCAGCCTCATACTGCAGGATCTTCTTGTTGGCCTCGTCCATACTCACACCTCCTTATTGAGCAGTCTGTCCCAGAAGCTACGGTGCATCAGGGCGAAAACCTTATCGACATAGCCGTTGACCTTCTGAAGAAGACCGTTGTTCTCCTTACGCAGACGGATAAGCTCTTCTTCCATCAGCTCGTTGGAGCGTTTCAGAGTGCTGTTCTCCACCTCAAGACCCGCGATATGGGCACGTAATGCCTTTACATCAGGAGATAAGCCTGAAACGTTCTTCAGATGCTCGTTCTCCGCCTTCAGGGCTGTGATGGTAGCCAGCTGCTCACGGTAAAGGCCCAAGGACGGCCTCCATCTCTTCTTTTTCTCTTCTTTCTTTTCCATAGCGATTATTTTAAAACATTAAACCTGTTGCTCTTATCACAATAGACACGATAATAGATACCGACAGCTTTACGCCTTGACTCGAAGTTCAGCCTGTCATGCATCTGGCGACCGAAGGAGTTCGATGTCTCAGGCTGACAACCCAAACGCTTCAAACAGTAGTCGGCATAGTCGGCATAAAGGTCAGCAGAGCGCATCTCAAGGCATATCTCCTCCTTCTCATGTCCTATATGCTTCGCTGGCCAAAGGAAAGCCCACTGGTCCAACCATACATCCACCGTCTGACCATTGGCGATATGCATCTCGATATCCTCATCATCCATCTTATCACCCCTTACAGGCTTACGGATGCTGAAGCCATCACGCTCAAGCTTGTACCACCCTTGGATGACCCAGTTGCGGATACCACTCAGCTCACCGGTCAGCTTGGTAAGCAGTCCCCTGTCCATATCCTCACGGCGTACAGCAGAGTGGAAGTCAATACGAACCATGCGACGGGCAAAAGCCTTATCCATCTTCTTGTTCTG